ATATTTTTTCTGGCATAAAATCATATAAGCAAGTTTGGTTAGGCTGCAATATTCTGTAAGGGGTGTCATTAACTAAAGCCTCATCACAAATTAAATGATGGTCTTTATCATTTGAATTAGAAATTTCATGAGAATAAATGTGTATTAACTTAGGAGTGCCTGAAGTAGAGGGAGTTGCGCCATTCATACTCTTTGATAAAAATTCTGTGCCTTTTGTAATACTGGTTCCATCAATATCTACTCCCTCTTCTGGCACTAAATAGCAACCAGTTAAGTCAATAAATTTTAAAAAGTTGTTATCTAAACTGCTAGTTTCCACATCAATAACATTTTTATGCAAATTACCAGAAGACGAAGTAATTGTAGCAGTAGAATAATTACCAGAATCAACCCAAAGTCTAGGCTTAAATGCCATATAAGCACCGTCCACTTCATATGGTCTTGCTGTTGTGAATCCTTCGGAAGTGTCTGAAGGATAATCAAATGATTTGAAATGCTTATCAGAGGATAAAGCGGCATGGAACATAGAGTTGAAGTTTATTCCTCCAGCGACACCTTTCAAGACTTGTGTAGTATTCCCGCTTTCTGCTTTGCTTTCCCCACCATCCTCAATATCAAATCTATCTAAAACAACCCCTATAAGTCCACTATGCGCTTTTCCATAATCATGTGTTATTAAATGAGTAAAGGGTCTAAAATCACTAGACACATCTGCTGAAAGGCCCATTAAGTCTGAGGTAAAAGCAAGGGGCAAAGTAATTTCTTGATTTGATACTAACGATATTCCATTTGCTTTATCGCCAGAATCTCCCCCATAAGTGCTACCTTCTGGGATAATACAACATTTAAGTGGATGTAATTCATTTGACGCTAATTCGCTAAAAGAGTCTTTATTACCTCTGCCTTTTATATTGTTGTCAGTAGATACCACTTTAAAGGCAGAAGTCGCTTTAGACCCATTATTGGTTAATATAACATTTGATTTAAATGCGTGGGATGCAGCAGTTTGTGTTGTATCTACAATTCCAAGAAATAGTCCATTTTCATCAACCAAATAGTCGCCATCTGTTAAAGAAACACTTCCTGTAAAAGCCATAGCAGCCCCACTAATTGTATTAATTGTCCCAACGCTTGTGATTGCATAAGTTTTAAATTCCCTACTAAAAATATTTTCATATTTTTTCTTAATTCTTTTTTCTGGATTAACAGGATTAAACATGAAGTCTACACATAATTCTGTTAGTCGCATTAAGCCAAACCTTTTTAGTTGAGAAATATCTTCTTCTGTGCTAAACCCGATGGTTTGAAAGGAATTGTCATTTAAAAGCAGTCTATTACCCGACTCAATAGAAGAGTCCTTTGTTTTATTATTTTCCAAAAGAAATAGATTGTAATTTAGAATATTTTTAGTTATAGCATTAGATGTTTCATGTAAAAGACTATCTTCTCGTAAAGCAGTATAAGGCAAAATATCGCTATTGATATACAAAAATAGCCTTGCATTAGATTCATCTATGTCTGTGTATCTTGCTTGTATTTGCATTTCGTTAGTAAATTGGTTCTGCATTTTTGTTTCAATTCCATCGGTGTGTATTCTTACATTGTTTAAATTAGAACCGTAGGGGCTAGTTAAGCCTCTTTGATGCGGTGGCAAAACCCTATAAGAAGAGTCAGTCTTATCTGTGTTGTTTATATTGCTTGACCCTGTATTGGGTTTAAAATTATATGCGCTAGCATAATAATTAAAATTAGATTTATTTGCGTATAAGTTGGGTATTTTCTTTCCTAAGTCAAAAACAAGCGGCTTATTTAAACCAAAATTTCCAAATGAAACACCGTGGGTTTTATAGTATGCTTGGCCGAATCTACTACTGTTGTCTCCTGCAATAGTTGTGCTTTCAATATTTAAGGGAACAATTTGAGAATTTAAGAATTTAAGATGCGGCGAAGTTAATATTTTGCCTCCCCATAAATGAGAACCATTCACTAAAACAAGGTCATTTGTCGGCTTTGCTGCTTTGTAAATCGTATTTCCAGTAGATAAATCTACGATTGTTCTATCTAATGCTATTCTAGTATTTGCCGCCGCTGTTGTGGTTAAATGAACAATATCAAAAACTAAACCTACAAATGTCTTGGAAGTTCCTACAAAGAGAGGCTCTCCCAATAAAAGTGAATAAGCATTAGTATTTGTAGTTTCAAAATACCTATCATTAATGTTGCTAAAGGCAGTAATAGTCCCAACTTCTGTAAATGTCATTTCACTAGTATCTGTGAAATAGTTTGTTTTTCTTCCTAAAGTAATGGGAATATATGGTGCAAGTTCTATTTGAGTTATATTATCTTTCTTTGAAGTAGAAACCACCTCAAAATCAATCAAAGTATTTACCGTATCAAAGGAGGATGACCCTGCGCTTCCATGTTCGTCTTTTAATAACGCTTGGAAAGCAAAGTCATTTGAAATAGATGATGGTTTATTAATTGCATATCCAATTGCACCAGCACTTGCATTTGCACTACTTGAAACTAAAGAATCACTTTCAGCACCGCTTGACATTGTGATTTTGTTTCCTGATGTAAAAATTAATCCCTTATTAGCGGCTCCTGTAAGAGAAGAGGGTTTATTCGTAGCAAGGTGAGAAGAACCTAGTGCTTTTGAGAGAACATAATTTTTCTCAATGTCCATATAGATTGCTTCTGAGTTTGCTTCAGTTAAAGCAGGAGTAATGGTATATTGTCTTGCTGCCCCACCTCCATGAGAATAAAGACTGGAAGTGAGAACCTCTCCAACATACCCATTAGCAGTAAATAGTTTTGTTCCCACTATCGGAAAATTATCAAAGTTAGGCCCAGTATTGCTAGAATCACAAGGAATTGTTGTTTGCCAAGTTTCCTGTCCTAGTGTTATGGTAAATGTTGAAGCACTTCTAACATTTCCCAATTTATTATACGGGCTATTTGTAGAATAAATAATATCTTCACTAAACAAACTGTTTAAATTCACAACTGGAGAAAGCAACTTATTAAACTTGTCTCTCCCCTGAATTTCCATAATGGTCTGACCATCTTCCTTTTTACTTTGAATATTTTCAATTTCTCCATTGAACCTTTCAATGTGTAATCTGTATTCTCCTTGAGCAAAACTCAACGGATTGGTGTTATAAGAAGCATCACTAAACAAAAGAGTAATCATTCCCTTAGTGGCATCGCAAGCAGTAATAGTGGCAAATCTTTCATTGTGATTTAAAGAAGTGAACGACAGATACATTTTACTGAACCTGCCGTTAAGTAGTGTGGTGTCAAGCATAAGTGTCCCGTCTTTGGCGTTATATGCTCGCCTGTGGAGCGTTGCACCACTTGAGGGGGTGATTGATTGTGCGGTAAATTCCCCTTCGCTCTCGGTTCTTGCATAGGGGTTTGAAGTGTCATTCTCAAAGGTGAGGGCTTGAGTTGTTCCCGATAGCGAACCGATAGTCTTCACAATCAAAATCTCATCATCAATTTTGACTTCATCACCTGTGTTCAATACGGTTCCCAAATCATACTCAGTATTGAATGAAAATACTGTGGCAGAAGTAGAAGAATTGTATGTTGTCTTTAAAGCAAAGAACTCATTCATATCCCCAGTATGGATGGTATGTCTTACACGGTATGCGTCAAACTCTTTTACCTTTCTTGGCATAATTCTTCCGTTATCAATAACTGATGTTTCTGCAAAACCACCTTTCCCGTCAATGGATTCTGTATTGTTGTGGTCATAAACATTGTAAAGTAGATTTGATTTTGTCGGAGAAAAATCATAACTTAGGTATCTTAGAGGGCCGGTAAAAACAGGAGAAGTGATTACATCATCGGCAATTCTTCTTGCATTAAAATGGCTGTCGTTATAGTCAGTATCATCTGCTGAAACAATCGTCCCTTCGTTAGTTGCAGAAGTGCTTGGACTTGCTACTTGTGCCGCATCCAAGTCTCTTAATTTATCAGTCAATTTTATCTTGTATGAGAACCTGCTGTAATCTACAACAGACTTACCAAAGTCTTGCATGGTTGTAAAAACTTGGCAGTTATCTGCATTTGATAGCGTATAACTGTTGGCTGTACCGCTTTCCCTCATAGCATAAAACTTGCGATTATGGTTCAACTCATTAGATTTATCCATGCCATCAAGATTACTTTCTCTTGCGGGGAAATAAAATAGTGGCCTTGCCACTGCCATTCTTCTCCATAACTCCCCTTCAAAATCATTTGATGCAGAACCCAAACTATCATCTTGGAGCATGCCCATTGAGACGGCAACAACGCTCCCATTCTTGGTCATTTGGAAAATAATGAACTTGGTATCTTTTGGGATTTCATTTCCTAACTTTGGTTCAAATTCAAAGGCATCACCATATTCGTCTTCTGTTAAAACTTCAGTAATTTTAGCAAAGTGATGTTGATAAGGCTTATCAGAATAAATCAGAACAAAAAAGTCATTATCTGTTAAGTTTGTAGCAGTAGGGTTAAACCTAATCCCTGTCGTGGTCAATGAATCATAGCATTTGATTCTAAATCCCTTCGTTGTATTTAGATTAGAATTTTCTGTAATAGTTCCGCCCCAACCAGTAATCGCAACAGAAGTGTCTTCTGTCGTAATTGCAGTATATATTCTATGCCCGTCAGTTGGGCTGGTGTCAATTAAATATGGGTTAGTGGGTGCATTGAAGATATTACTATCTTTTATATCTAGTGCCATTAATCATCCACCTCCTCAAATCTCAAATACAAAACAGTATCATTTAAATTAGGCATTAAGTTATTCACGGCATTAAACTCTCTTTTATTGATATTCATAATGCTCAACTCATGGAGTTCCCCCATGAATTGATTATTAGTAGTTGCCGAATTTGCCCCCGTTGCGCCTCCACCGTTAGCCCCAATGTAAAAATCTTCTGCGGCCATAGCAAAAGAAGTTGTCTGCGTATGCGTTCCAGTCTTGACCAAGCGACCATTGAAGAACACATTAGCAACTTTGTTTTGATTATCCCAAGAACAAGCAATATGATATGTGTTGTTAATATAACTTGGTTCTTGAATATGTTTGATAAAAATTGGGTCGCCCGATGAAATAGTTGTTGTTAATGCAGACTTTAAAGTAATAGTGCTAGCAGAAGGCTTACTATCAAATAGGCCAATAGATACTAAATCTGTTCCGCTTCTAGTGAATAATTCAACATTTTCAAATAACTTATCATCAATTCCTGCGCCTGTTGTCATTTTAAGAGTCGTTCCCGATGAACCGGCGAGAGCAAAACTTATTCTTCTGTATTTTAACTTGCCATCGGTATCAAAACCCTGTAAGTCAGGTACGGAAGAGTAATCATATTGCCCCCCTTCGTTTGGCAAAATAACTGCATCGCTTGTGAAATACTCCATAGAAGCAGTGCCTAATTTTATGCCTACCTTAATTTTGTATCTTGCAGGGTTATTCTCATTGTGTAGAGTATCATTTACCAAACTCACTTGAAAGTTGGTGCTATGAAAGATTCTCATTTCGTGATTTTTGCGATTTGCTCTTGGCAGATAAACTTCGCTTTGATGATTGTTCTGTGTCCCTGCGGTGTAGATGGATTCTTCTAACGCAGACATGATTTTTTTGCTACTGGAAACTATGCCTAAACCATCGCTATGGCTCACCTTTGAAAGGTTCCCAGTGGTGGGTATGTAAGTGTCGCCCGTACTGCTATGAGTCCCATAACCGTTGATTTCATAGGGAGTTAAGACACACTCAAAGGTAAAGTTGTCGTCTAAATCCCAAAGACCATAGGTAATCCCTGTTCCTGTTGAGGCCACATTATCGGTATAATCTATCGTTAAAAAACCATTACACATAATTGGAAAAACAAGCGAGCGTTGCTTTCCTGTGAAAATGGAATACGACATAATAAAACCTCAAGGAAGAACATTGGCTACGACAAATTCCATATTAAAAGCAACTTCTACTGTTTCAGCATTTAGTTCAAAACTGAAACTTTGAATAAAACCTGTAAGTCCAGTAGAAGTATTGGAGGTCGGAAAGTCCTTTGCCAACACTACGAATTTATTGTCTTTTTCTAAGGAGGCCCCTCTTGACCTAAATGTAAGGGGAATTTGTGCGGTTAGTGTTCCATTACTCGTCTCGGAGGCATCTGCGGCTTTTCCCCTATCAACATAATTTTCATTAACCTTGGAGTCAATCAGCACCACCAATTCATTGATTGCTTGGTATCTCGCCGCACCCGTTGAATCAACACCGGAAGCAATCATTTGGGCGACTTCTTGAGGCGTAAAGGTTAGTGCGCCGGAGGTGTGGCTTCTTGTAAGTGATGTTTCTAATATGACCCCACTCAAAGAAATTCTTTTGTTTGACATTCCCAAGTCTAAGGCAACTGTGGCAGATTCGCCAGTGGCTAAACCGCTTAAAGGAACGGGCAAATTTGGAATTGTTTTATCTACGCTCACCGAAATGCTTTGCACCTTTAGGGGAATAATATCCTCAGTTGTGCTAGTGCCTTTATGCTGTTGTAATTTAAGATAAACAAACTCTCCGCCAACTAATGTCATGTTATCACCTCAATGTGCTAGAAGATGTGCTTCTGTTAATTTTTGAATTAATCATTCTACCGATTTC